TTTTCCCGCATTTATTTTTTTATCTATTTGCATGGAAAAGGAGGAGGCGAGCGGCTTGGGCAAGAGACATTTGACGCTGAAAGACCGCGCAGAGCTGGAGGCACTTTACAACAAGGGGCGCGGCGTTGAGGAGATCGCCGCGAAGCTGAACGTGCATCGGTCTACCGTATATAACGAACTGAAACGGGGAGACACCGGGGAAATGGACAGCAACGGGCGCATCGGTTACAGCGCGGAGCTGGCACAGCAGGAGATCATCAACAACTACAGGCGGCGCAGGACGGCCCGCGCTGCCGCAGAGTAAGCGGAGGGACAAGCCATGAGGACGGCATACTGTGAAGTGAAGCGCGGCGGCCTGACGGTCGAGCGCCGTTCCCGGCGGAGTCGGGCGGAAGCGCGGCGGCGGAAGCTGGCGCGTGTGCGGGAGAACATCGGCGCGGCCATGATGCTGCTTGGCTTCCTGCTTTTGATGGTAATAGGCGGCGCGGAGGATTTGACGGTGATCTTCCTCGGCGGCTTTGCCGGTCTCGGCATGATGCTGTTGGGCGGATGGCTGGGTCATGCGTTCTACGGACAGGAAAAGGACGCGGAATGGCTGCGGCGGGAGCGGGACGAAGATGTATTTTGACCGGGACAGCTATCAGCAAAGCGTCCGGCGGGCGCGTGAGGAACGCTGGCGGGTCAGAGGCCGGGCGCGGGTAGTTCATCCGAAATACGGGGCCGTGGTGGTGCCGCACCGGTCGAACTATGCCGCACTACTGAACGCGGCGGAATACTGGGGCTGTGAATGGACAGACATCCGGGATGCGGAGGTCTGGGCCGTGCCGCCCGGCACGGCGGTGGTTATGCCAAAAGAATTTTGCGGGAGGAATTGAATATGAAAGTGAAAATCAACACCCATGGAAACGCCTTGCCGGAGGTTCACGGCGAATGGATAGACCTTTGCACCGCAGAGGATGTCACGCTGGACTTTCTGGAGTACAAGATCATTTCCTTGGGTGTTTCCATTGAGATACCGGCGGGCTACTACGCGCACGTTGTTCCCCGCTCCTCGACCTTTGGCAAGTGGGGCATCCTGCTGGCGAACAGCATGGGCGTGATCGAGAACGACTACTGCGGCGACGGCGATGTGTGGGGCTATCCGGCGCTGTGCCTGCGGAAAGAGGGAACGCATATTCCGAAAGGAACGCGCATCTGCCAGTTCCGCCTTGTGGAGAAAGCGCCGGACATGGAGTTTGTGCAGGTGGAGAGCTTGGGCAACCGTGATCGCGGCGGCTTTGGCAGCACCGGCGAGCAGGTACATACCGGCGGCACGGCGGAACGGAACAAGCCGGAGCGGAACAGCCGCGTGGAGCGAATGTTCGGCGAGCGGGAGAGCTGGGCCACAGCAGAGGAGGACAAAACGCAGGGGCCATACAAGGGCTTTCTGCTGGTGGTGTGCGAGGAGTGCGGAAAGGTCAAGGCGTTCTGCGCGAAGCGGGAAACGTACAGTTTCCGGTGTCAGGAGTGCGGGCATGAAACACCGCTGGAGGGCCTGCGCCCCATGTTCATGCACTGTAAGTGCGGTAAGTCGTTCCGCTACAAGACCAACGCAGAGGCGGAGACCATCACCCATAGCTGCTTGGACTGCAAGGCCCCTGTGGATATGGAGCTGAACGGGAAAGGCACAGCCTATGTGACCATCGGCGTGAGAGGTGGCAAGCGATGAAAGATATTCTGTATGGCTTGGGCGCGATGCTGCTGCTTGCGCTGATGGTGATTTGGGGGCTGGCGCTGGCGCTGGCCGGGTCTGCCCTGCTGAAATTCTGTATTCTGTATCTGTTCGGGTAAAGGAGGCGGCGGGAATGAAGCTATCGAAATTTGCAAACTTGGTCAAGGCCGGAGGCCGGTGCGCCGTACTCCATGTGGCGGGCAGCGGGATTTGGCTATCTACCGGCACGGCAATCTACCGGGCGACGGAGCTGCCGGACATGGAGGGCAGCGAGCAGGTGCGCACGGTGTTGGACATGACGGCGGACGCATGGAAAAAGGTGTATCTGACCGAGGATTGGCCGGAGAGCGTCAGCAATGTGCTGGGACTGAACCTTGCGCCGTATGCGCAGGGCGAGCAGGACACAGAGAAGCTGAAAGTGGCGGCGGCTCCCAACGGGCTATGGTGTTCCGCCTGCCGCTGCAAGGTGGACGGCGAGCTGATCTTCTACAACGAGGCGTATCTTGCGCCGCTGGCGGAGGAGATCAAGAAAAGCGAATACATCTGTTACACGGCGCGGCAGACCGAAGCGGGACAGCGGTATCTTGTGGTACATGACGGCATGGATGTGCTGGCAGCCATCATGCCCATGAACATTCTGAAAGAGGAGTACATCAACGATCTTGCGGAATTTCAGGCGCTCTGCATGGAGCAGTTCTACAAGGATAAGGAGCGCCGGGAGGCGGTTATCGAGGAGGCCGAGGACGACGCGGAGGACGCGGGGCAGATCGGCATGGAGGGTGTGGAAGATGGAGAATGAACGGGGCGCGGAGAAGTGGCACATCGCAAGCGTCAGTTGGGGCAAGGACAGCCTTGCCATGCTGTTGCTGCTGATTGAAAAGGGTTGGCCGCTGGACGAGGTAGTTTTCTACGACACGGGCATGGAGTTTCAGGCAATCTACGACACGCAAGACAGGATGTTGCCGGAGCTGGAGCAGCTGGGTATCAGGTATACGAAGCTGGAGCCGGGAAATCCGTTTCTCTACGATATGCTGGAAAGGCAGGTACAGAGCAGACAAAAAGGCGCACACAGAGGATATGGCTGGTGCGGCGGCCTGTGCCGATGGGGAACCACGGAGAAACTGAAAGCCATAGACAGGTATGCAGAGGCGCTGGGTGCGGAGGTCTATATTGGGATTGCCGCAGACGAAACGCCGCGCTTGGCAAAAAAGAAAAAGCCATACAAGCTGCATCCGTTGGCGGTGTGGGGCGTGACGGAAGCCGCCGCCCTTGCCCGCTGTTATGAAAGCGGCTTTTTCTGGGAGGAAAGCGGCGTAAGGCTATATGATATTTTAGACCGCGTTTCCTGCTGGTGCTGCTGCAACAAGAACCTGCGGGAGTTGCGGAACGTGTACAGCTATCTCCCGGAATACTGGGAACGGCTGAAAGACCTGCAACGGAAGATCGACAGACCGATGAAAGGATGGTACAACGGCTTGCCGCGCGGCGTGTTTGAACTGGAGCAGCGGTTTGAGGCCGAAGCGATGGAGGAGACAAAAGATGGAGAATGAACGGGCCATTGAGATTTTAGACCCGGAACACCGGGAGGCGTATGAGAGCCTTGAACCGGTGAACGAGGCTTGCCGGATGGGCGTGGAGGCGCTGCGGCGGCGTGTGCCGGAAAGCCCATACCCTGACGGGGATGCGGGTGTACTGGCCTGCCCGTCCTGCGGGAGCGGCGAATACCTGCACAACGAGGACGGGAACCGCTGCCGCTTCTGCGGGCAATGCGGACAGGCGATTGACTGGGACGCGGAGGCAGAGTGATGAACTACACTATTCTGCAAGGCGACGCGCTGGAGCTGCTGCGGACGCTGCCGCCAGAAAGCGTACATACCTGCGTGACCTCCCCGCCCTACTATAATTTGCGAGATTACGGAGTGGAGGGGCAGATCGGAAACGAGGGCAGCGTGGAGGAATACCTGCAGGCGCTTGTCGCTGTTTTCCGTGAAGTCCGGCGGGTGCTGCATCCGAATGGAACGCTGTGGGTGAACGTGGGCGATAGCTATGCTACCAATTCGGGGAACCAGCCGCCGACGAACACCCGCAATTCCTGCGGACACACAGCAAAGCGCGTACCGCAGGGGTACAAGAAAAAAGACCTGATCGGCATACCTTGGCAGTTGGCATTTGCCCTCCGCGCAGACGGTTGGTATTTGCGGCAAGACATCATTTGGCAGAAGCCGAACTGTATGCCGGAGAGCGTAAATGACCGATGCACGAGGTCACATGAGTACATCTTCCTGCTGTCAAAGTCAGCGCACTATTATTTCAACGCGGCGGCAATCAGCGAACCAGTCACATCGGCCAAAGGAAACGCAAGGACGTTTCGCGGCGGCGGAGCCTATACCGGCGGTCGATCTCACGACAACAGCGCACAGGTGGAGCGTGAGAGCCACGGGAACAGTAAAAACAAGACGGGACGCAGGAACAAGCGGAGCGTCTGGAGCGTAAGCACAAACGGATTTCGCGGCGCACACTTCGCCACATTCCCGGAAAAGCTGATCGAGCCGTGTATTTTAGCGGGCTGCCCAGAGGGCGGCGTTGTACTTGACCCATTTGCGGGCAGCGGCACAGCAGGCGTGGTGGCCAAACGCATGGGGCGCGGTTTTATGGGATGTGAGATCAATCCCTCGTATGTAGAAATGGCCGCCAGAAGAATAGCGGAGGTGGAGTGATGGATTGCTACAACTGCAAAGCGAAAAGTGTTTGCGCGGCGGTGGTGCAGCCCGGCTCCGTGATATGTCTGATGAACCGCATGAGATACTGCGGGACACACGCAGAGGAAGAACCACGGCGACAGCAGGGCGACTATTGCCAGTATTGTGGGCATCGCCTGCGGGAGATCGGACGCGAGCGCTTCTGCAACAATGTGAACTGCCAAAACCGATATGTGAACGTATGAGGGTATGCCATGGATATTAAGTCTTTTAAGCCGAGGCAGACCGTGTACATCGTTGGAGACGCACGGCGGCCAAGAGATAAATTCTCCGCAGTAAAAGCGGAGGTCGCAAAGGTGGGCCGAAAGTATGTAACCATCAGCGGAAGATGGGGAGAACGGTTTCGGGAAGCGCACAACAGGGATATGCCGTATCTCATTGAGGAAACAGAGTATGGCTCACCGCGTCTCTTGTTTCCGTCGGAGGATGCTGTACGCGAGTACCAAGAACGTGAGGAACTGAAAGAGTGGGTGCGGGTTGCCGCTGGCTGGGACAAAATAGGCCGCTATACCCTCGAACAGCTCCGCGCCGTAAAGAAAATTCTGGAGGGATAAACCATGAGCGAGAAAAGCGCGGTATATGAGTGCGTAGACCGGGAGCATGACGCTTGGCGGTGCCGGGCGTGTGGGTACATCGAGAATTTCGAGGCGGACGGGCCGACGGAAAACGGCTGGCACTTCTGCCCCGGCTGCGGGCGGGAGATCATCGTGGAAGCGGTCAATCCGTGTCCGTTCGACAATGACAACTGTATGTGCCAATTCTGCGAAACGCCGTGCAACAACGGATTGAACTGCTCTGACTGCGCCCACGAGGGAAAAACGGTGCATGATGTGCTTCTCTGCACGGGCTTTAACGGGAGCATGGAGCAGTACACAGAAAACTGGAAGCGGAAGCAGATGGCGAAGTTGGGAGGCGAGCGGGAATGAAAGTGTATCTGGCCGGAAAGATCACGGGAGACCCGAACTGCAGGGAGAAATTCGCGGCGGCGGCAAAGAAGCTGGAGGAGCGGGCCGGTGTAACGGTGATTTCTCCGGCGGTCACGCCGGAGGGGCTGAAAAAGGCGGACTATATGCGCATCTGCTTTGCCATGCTGGAGAGCGCCGACACGGCGGCGTTCTTGCCGGATTGGGAGGACAGCCCCGGCGCACAGCTTGAAAAGCACTGGTGCGAGTACGTCGGAAAAAAGATGGTGTTTCTGAAAGGAGAAGCAGAATGAAAGTGTGTGATCGATGCAGGGTGCCGGGCTGCCTGCTGGACTACGGCGGCAAAGCCTGCCGGAACGCGAGAAAGCAGGAGTGTCCCGATGTGGTCTTTACCAATGCGGACAAGATCAGGGAAATGAGTGATGAAGAATTGGCCGCAATCATCATGTGTCCGGTTAACGGAGACGGCACCACCTGCGTCGGTGTAGGTGGGAAAAGCTGTATTGAATGCAGTTTGGAATGGCTGCGGGAAAGCGCGGAGGCAGACAATGCCTGAATACATAGCAAAGAGCGTGGCAATCGCACGGCTGACGGCGTTAGAGATCGGCAACCCGTGCGCGACGATAGAGGATGCAAGGCGCGCGATTGCCGATACCCGCCCCGCAGACGTGGACACGGTAACGCGGTGCAAGGACTGCGAGAAAAGCGGCGTAACAGAGTTTGGGAAACGGTATTGCAAGGAGCCGATGGGGTGCTTTTGCGGATGCATCCCGGTGGAGGATGATTATTTCTGCTCCGGCGGGCGGAGAAAGGATGGTGCGGAATGATCGACTTCGAGGGCTACTATCTTGTGCCACCCGATCAGGTTGCGTACATCGAAACGAGGAGAGGTGGCGGGGATGCGCAATATGGGCTGTTCTTGGGCCTGTCCGGCGGGAAAGAGCTGGGCGTGTGGTACAGAACAGAGGAGGCGCGAAAAGCCGCTTATACGAAGCTCGCACGACAGGTCGAGATCGGGAAACGACAGGACAGGGAGGACATCTTGTATCGCCTGCGGTTGATCGAGGCGTGTATCAATAAGACGGATAAGCGGACGCTGCGCATCTGGAAGCAGCTCCAACAACTGCTGCATCTGGAAAGCGAGGATACGGAATGAGCGGGAGAACAACAGAGCGTATTCTGAACGCGGCGGCAAAGGGGCTGCTGTTTCTGTTCCTGTATGTGATGCTCGACCTGTGCTGGATTGGCGCGGAATGCGTCTTTGAGGGCATCGTGCATGAAAGCAGGGTTGACGGTGTTGTGCTGGCGTGGCTCTGCTTGCTTCTCGTGAGAGAAATCGAGCAGTTTGAGCGGAAAATCAGAGGTGACGGACGATGAAGCCGCTGCTTTGCCGCTTGGGACTGCACAGCCCGTGCAAGACGGAATACATAGAGGTCACACGCCGCCGGAGCGACCGGCACGGCGGGAAGTATCACACAAATTACATCGTCTGCCGCAGGTGCGGGAAGCTGTGCTACCGGATGCGGCGGCGCAGGGAGAAAACGATATGAAATGTGAGCTATACCACGATAATTTCCAGAATTTCAAGCGGTACAATGTGCCGAAAGCCCAGCTTGTAATCGCGGACATCCCATACAACATCGGCGCGGATGCCTATGCAAGCAATCCCATGTGGTATCAGGGCGGCGACAACAAGAACGGGGAAAGCAAGCTGGCAAAGCAGAGCTTTTTCCACACGGACGGTACGTTCAAGATCGCAGAGTATATGCACTTCTGCAACAGGCTGTTGAAGAAAGAGCCAAAGGAAAAGGGACAGGCCCCGGCCATGATCGTGTTCTGTGCCTTTGAGCAGATGCAGACCGTGATCGAGTACGGAAAGCGGTACGGATTTGCAAAAAGCTATCCGCTATTTTTCTGCAAGAACTATTCCGCGCAGGTGTTAAAAGCCAACATGAAGATCGTGGGCGCGACGGAATTTGCGGTCGTCCTCTACCGGGACAAGCTGCCGAAGTTCCGCAACGTCGGCGAGGACGGCGGAAAGCACATGGTTTTTGACTGGTTCCGCTGGGAGCGGGACAGCCGAAAGGAGTACCCGAAGATACATCCCACGCAAAAGCCGGTGGGCGTGTTGAAACGCCTGATCGAAGTGTTCACAGACCCCGGCGACGTGGTGATCGACCCGGTGGCCGGGAGCGGCACCACATTACGCGCCGCCTACGAGCTGGGGCGCAGCGCCTACGGGTTCGAGGTGGACAAGAGTTTCTACGAGGCGGCGAGAGAAAAGATGCTCGCACCGATCTTGACGGAGACAACGACAATCTGACGACCGGATGCGGTCGCGCCGTGAGAGCGGCGCGGCCTTGCCGGTTGAAGCGAGACCTGTTTCCGGCGGTGCCGGAGAGAATTTCTGTTGCGGCCGAGGGGCCGCAATGGGCTGGTATACCAGCAGTAAGTTAAGGGACAAGCCATGAAACAGGGATGTGCCTGACGGCATACGACTGTTGAAATGGCCCGTATGCAAGCCGGTGACGGCGCATACACGCAAAAACGAGGGAGGCGTGGCCGCATGAGCCTGTATTATCGGGAACAAAAGCATATCTGCGGCAAAGACTACGCCACGGCGGGGTACATGGAGGTCGATCTGTACCCCGTGACACCAAAGCAGCACAAAGCGAGCCGGAGAGCAAAGAAGAAAGAAGCCTGTACCCTCGCCCAGCAGACCTACAACGACAACCGCTCCAAGAGATACCATGTGCAGCTTGTAAACGCCAACTTCGGAAAGGGCGACTTCTCGTGGACGGGAACCTATGACGACGAACATCTGCCAGCGCCGGGAGACACCAAGCGGGCGGATATGGACTGGACGAATTACATCAAGCGGGTGTATCGCTGGTGCGATAAGAACGGCGTGGAGCGCCCAAAGTGGGTAGCCGCCACGGAATACACGACGGTGATGGCAGACGGGACGATCTGTGGTCGCCATCATCACCACGCGATCATCCAGCACACAGAGGGATTGACCCGTGACGTGCTGGAGGAGCTGTGGAGCGATAAGAACGGAAACAGCATTGGCCTAACACGAGGGGAATATCTCACGGTTGACCACGGAAGCGTGGAGGGCCTTGTAAAATATATCAACAAGAACAAACGGTGCGCCCGAAGCTGGCGGCAGAGCCGTGGACTGGAAAAGCCCAAGACACCGCCGCCCAACGATACCAAGTGGAGCCGCAAAAAACTGGAGGAGGCCAGCACCGTGTACATAGACGACGCTGCGTTTTGGGAGCAGAAATACCCCGGATACACGCTCAACCGCGTGGAAACCAAGGTGAGCAACGCCGGGCAGCGGCACACCACCGTGATCTTACGCCGTGCGGAGTGCTGGCACGGGCGAGGAAATATGTACCGACCGAGGGGGGAGAAAGATGCTGCAAGCTGATTACCCGTACATGTCATGGCGCGAAATCCATAAAATGGCCGGAATGCCGGTCGCCAAGCCGTCCCGCATCACTGGAGAGGGCCGTTTCCACCGGCGCGGAATGGACAAGGCGGCAAAATACGGCGTGAAGAAAAAACGCGCCGCCACGCGGCGTAAAAAGGCGAGTCGCCGGAGAAACAGGGGGAAATAAGCATGGCATATCGGCTGGAGCTATCCGATCTGCCGCCGCGTTACCGGGCGCAGGCAGAGGCACAGCTTGCCGGGCGCGGGAAAAAGCGGGGCGACACCGTGACGGCGGCGGCCCGTGCCGCTGCCATGTCCGGGCTGAAATTTGACAGCCGGGGCGAGTATGAATACTACGTCGGCACCGTTGCGCCAAAGGTAGGGCGCGGAGAGATCGTGAAGTGGGAAGCGCACCCATGCTTTCTGCTGTTCCCGGCGGGGGAATACAACGGCGTGAAGCTGCGGAGCGTTCAGTACACGGCGGATTTCCGGCTGACCTATGCCGACGGCACCGTGGAGATCGTGGAGATCAAGAGCAAGTTTGTCCGGCGGATGCAGCGGGATTATCCTGTACGGCGGCGGGTGTTTCTGGAGCTGATTGCCCGTCCGGCGGGCTGGAAATTTACGGAGATCATCACGGCGGAGGACAAGGAAGAAATCAAACGCTGGCGGGAGCTGGCGGAGGAGGTATCATCATGTGGGAAAAACGGCTGACGCACTACGACGCCGACGGGCGCGTGTATTCCAGCAGGGGCTACGAGGTGGCCCTTGCAAAGCTGGCGTGGTTCGAGGACAGGGAGCAGAAACGGGAGGAAATGCCCGTGTGCGGCCTGTGCCAGCGGCACCAAAAGCTGGAGACCGTGGACGGCACGGCGTTCTGGCTGGAATACGGCGAGGATGGCAGGCCCCGCCTTGTGATGGACAGCACGGCGCGGGGCGGCGGGCTGAATGTGCTGTGCGCGGAGTTCTGCCCCATGTGCGGGCGGTTCTGCGGGAAACTGGAGGCGGAGCATGAGGAGAAATAAGCATATCCCGGCGCATTTTGGCACCAACGCGGCCCGTCAGGCGCAGACGCGCTATCTGCGTGGAAAAACGCCGGAGAGCGAGCGGGTGGAGAAAAACCGGGAGGCGGCGGGCCATGTGATCTCTTTGTGCTTCATGGTTGCGCTGCATGACCGCTACGGCATCGGGAAAGACCGGCTTGACCGCGTGATCAACTCCGCAAACGGCGCGTTGGAGCGGTTTGCCGTCAACAAGCGCGGCGTGGGCATGGAGCGGGCGAAAAAGAAGCTGAACGAGGAGCTGGAGGGCCTGCTGACAGAGCATTTTGTGCTGCCAGCGTCAAAAGCGCCGAAAAGCAACCGGGATTGGGCCTTGCTGGGCGAACGGCGGGAAGCGGCGGAGATCGTAGTGAAATGCTATGCGCTGGGGGCGCGTCAGGCCCTCGGCTTTGGCGTGGAGCGGCTGAATGAGACCGTCCGCGCCACGGAGGACGTATTCCGGCAGTTCAACGAGTGGGCCGAGGGCGGGGACTGGTTCGGCTACAATATGCTGGCCCGGCGCATGACGGACATTCTCGGCGAGCCGGTGGATGTGGACGAGAGCGACGCGAAAGAGCCGATCTTCGGGAAAACGCTGGATTGACACCACAGGCAAGAAGATTTGGCGCGGAGCCAAGAACAGGAGGCGACGGATGCGGTATGGTAGCGTGAAGCATATAGCCCTGTACTACAAGGCAATTCCGGGGATGCTGCGCCTGCTGCGGCAGGAGCGGGCGGAATTGGAGGGCAATTATTACGGACTGCGGGGGCTGGCGTGTGACGGGATGCCGCGCGGTTCGTCGCCGGGAAAGCCGACGGAGGAAAGCGGGCTGCGGGCGCTGGAAAACGGCGTGAGCGAGCGGCTGGCGGAGATCGCGGAGACGGAGCGGGTTTTGTCCGGGGATGAAGCCTGTATTCGCGCCTGTCTGGACGCGCTGAACGGTAAGTACAAAGAGGTCATTGTGATGCGCTATGTGCGTGGGTACAGTTGGGCGAAGATCAGCGCGAGACTTGGGACGGCGGACAGTACGGCCCGCGACTGGCACACAAGGGCCATGGAGCGGCTGGGCGAGGTACTGGAGGAGCTGCCGGAAGCGGAGGCGCTGGCCCGTCGCGCGTCGCGCGCGCGTACATAATAAGCGGCAAAAAATTTTGGGCCGTCCGGCGGGGCTGAGCAAGGGCTGCTTTGCCGACTGATCTTGCACCGGAACACAGCGGCGGCGGAACAGGAAAACCAGCCTTATAGGAACAAGTTTTTCGAGACTTCGCGCGTGGAGCGAAAGGGTTTCCGTGATCGTCGGGGCGGCGCTGGAAAAACAATTTGCGAATGGGAGGAAAAGACCGTGGATTTTGTGGATAAGCTGGTGGAGGGCATGAGGCGGCTTTTTGTGCGGAGAGCGAGGCGAAAAGCGCTCCGGCGGCGGTGCAGATACCTGTACAGCAGCAAGAGAAGATAAAAATGCCCCGGCGGGCCGTTTTGGTACGGTCTGCCGGGGCATTGTTCTGCACGATAGCAAGTCGGATTTGTGTTATTCGTCGGCGGGACTGTCAAGCTCCAGCGGGCGTCCCTCGCGCTTCATGCGTTCTTCGCAGGCTTGCAGCACATACGCCTGTACGCTCTGCCCGGCGGCCTTGGCAGCGGCGCGGATAGCGTTGCCGATGGGCTTAATGGGGCGGGCGCTGATGCGGTCGCATTTGGCGTTGTAAATGTCGTTGTTGCGGCGCTTGCTTTCGGGTATGGGCATGGTCAATCCTCCTTTTCCGGCTCGTCCGGGCAGTCTGTCAGGTCGATCACGATGATCTCCGGCGGCTGCGGGGCGAGCTTATAATATTTTCCGTTTTCGTAGTGCTGATCGGTCACGCCGTCATACCAGCATATATCGCCGTGTTGTACCTGCGCCGCCTCCATGCGGTCTTGTGCTTGCTGCTCGGTGAGGCCGTCAAAGGTGAGGCGCTGGCCGTCGGCAAATTCGGCGACGAGGCGGTATGCAGGGAACACTTCGGGGACTTCGTTCATGGTCTGCCTCCCTGTTCGGTTTTGTTTTGTCGCATTATAACACGCGGGCGTGTAAAAGTCTACGAGCTATTTTGCGCCGGAGCGGGCTTTGAACGCGGCGCGGGCGGTTTTGTAGTCAGGGAATACCTCGGCGGTAGAAAACTCTTTCATGCCGCAGTTCCATTTTGGGCGCGGGGTCTTGCGGAGATAGATGATCTCGCCGCCGTCGTGTTCCAAATACCATTTTTCCAGCGTTCCGTCGAGGTTGATCGTGTATCTTGTGGGGGCTGTGGTCGTGGCCATGTTGTGTCCTTTCTGCCCTCGTAACCTCCGGGGCGGGTCATCTATTTATCTTTCGGGGTATAATTCCAAGACTTTTTCGCAAGTGTTAAGATTCTCAATAGTGATATGCATTGCTTTTTCGTTGTTGTTTGCGATGTCATAAGCATAATTCAAAGCGTCATTTTTGCTATCAAAGTCTTTATGTTTTGCAGTCCTAAGATAGTAAATATACACTCGATATGTTTCCATGGTCTTTCCTTTCTGCCCTCGTAACCTCCGGGGCGGGTGCTTAACTTGCTGGTAACTTGCTGGGCAGTTTTGTTATTCGGTCAGACCGAGGGCGCGGCGGGCGGCGGCTTCGGCGTTGGGGGTAAGCTGGCGCTGCCACGCGCTATAGCGGGGCGACCAGCGGAAACCGTTTTGTTTCAGCGCGGCGCGGGTCTCCTCGTCGGGCTTCTCGTCAAAGAGTATCTGGAGGCGGTCGGCTTCGAGGTTGCGGACGATCTCGCCGCCGGAGAATTTTGTGCTTTCGGCGGGTTGCTCGGCCTGCTCCGTGCGCTTGTCCAGCTCGTCAAGACGGGCTTGTACGCGCTTGATCTTGCCGCGCAGGCTGGTCAATTCGTAGTCGGGGATGGGGTGCTTTACCCACGGGCAGCGCTGGCAGGTGTCGGCAAAGTCGGCGGTGAGCTTGGCGGCGGCCTCGGCGGTCAGACCGGGAAAGCCGACAAAGGATTTGTGCTTGCGATAATAGGCATTCATGGCCTTGTTGCGGTCAAGCTGGGTTTGCAGCTTTTGGAGCTGGTCAGCGAGCATTTCGCGGGCGTGGGGGTCGGCGAGGTCTACCGCGCCGGTGCCGACGGCCTCGATCTTGTTCAAGATGGCCTTGATCTCGTCGTACTCTTTCCAGAGGGTGCCCTCGCGGGACATCTGCTTTTCGTGCTTTTTCATGTTGTAATTGCCCGCGCCGGAAATGAACTGGCTGGGATAGCTGGCCTGATTGCGGTTGTAGTCGTTCGTCCATTGAGCAAGGCGGCGGGCGTAGCGGTCAAGCAGCGCGTCGAGCTTGTCGTGGTAGTAGGGGCTGACCTTGGCTTTCCGTGCCTCCACCAGCGCGGCGGCCTCGTCCACGGCGGCGCGGTAGCCGTTGGTGGCGCTGCCGGGCTGGTAGTCGCTCATGTGGACGCAGTAGTGAGCGTTGCGGGCCGTGTCCTCGTTGATCTCGTAGTAGCGGGCGGCGGGCTTTGCTTCGGCCTGCGGCGTGGAGATCATGCTTGTCTGTTCGTACATGGTGTGTACCTCCTGATTTTGTTTTGGGTCTTGCTTATGGGGTGCCGTCGCTTTGTCCGGTGCGGCGGCTCCAAGGTATCCGGTTTTGTGGTCAGTCGAGACAGGTTTCGTAGCGGATGCGGTATTGCTCTTTGAGCTTGTCATAGGCGCGGGTGGTGACGGTGTAGGTGTTGCGCTCCTCGTCGTAGCTGATGCCGCGCCCGTGGAGCTGGGGCAGATCGTCACGGAGCGGGCGGAGAAAATAATGCTTGCCGTAGTAGGAAAGATCGGCGGCAAAGTCACAGCCCGTGGGGGCCTGCTGCATTTCGTAGCAGTAGACATATTCGCCGGGCTTGTCGGCCTGAACGGCGGGGGCCTTTTCTGCCTCTAATGCGGCGTAGTCCGGGGCGTAGCCGAACAGCTCGCCGGTTTTGGGGTCGTAGCGGGCGGCGGAGAAGTCCGGGACAAAAAGCGTTGTCTGCTCGTTGATCTGCTGGGCGTAGCCGCCGGGGACGGGGGCAAAGGTGCCGTTGATCTTGCGTTCGATGGATGCCATGTTGTTTACCTCCTGTTTTCGTTGTCGAGGGCGGACAGAGCGGCGGCCATGCCCTGCTCAAAAATGTGGGTGTTCTCCGCGCTGGATTTTGTGAGATCGTTCGAGTAGCTGCAGGCGGGCCAGAGCGGGCAGTCACACGCGCCGCGTCCGGGGTTGTAGTGCTGATTGCAGATGGTTTCGATGCGTTCGCCTGTCTCGGCGGGGATGTAAAGCCATGCCATTTTGTGTACCTCCTGATTTGTGATTTGGTTTTGTGCGTGGGGTCGGGTCGCTTTGTTCGGTGCGGCCCGTCCAAGGTGTCCGGCGGCGGGGGTCATTCGTCGGCGGGTTTTGTGTTGGAGCGGGGCGGGATGTAGCGGTATTCATCCTCGGCGTTGTAGTCGTACCATGCGCGGCGCTGCTCACCGTCCATGGGTTCCGGCTTGCTGGTCTCGATGTACTCCGACGGGCCGAAGATGCTTGCTTCCCGGTCAATGGCTTCGTGCTGGGCGATGATCTTCGCAGGCTTGCCGGGTTCCGTGCTGGGAACCTCGATGCGATGCAGGTAAAGAAGATCGTCGAAATACCAGTCGGAAGCAAGGTAGCGTTCTTCTGCGTCAGTCCATTCGATGGCGTTGATGTAGTCGGCAAGGCCGCCAGCGGCGGAAATGCGGATGGGGGCTTTGTCGTCGTCGTTGATGTCGCCCAAGATCATATCAACGACGGGGACGGCTTCGGGGCTGTTGCGGCGGTAGCTGAAGCTGGAAATGCTGCCGGTGTACTTGTATAGCTTTCTGATCATATTTTGTTCCTCCTGCGTTTTGGTTTTGGTGTTACCCATGAGCGCCCGCCCCGGCGGGGGCGGCTGGACTTGCACCAGCGGCGGCGGGTGCCGTCGGCCTTGCGGGTTTTGGGTCAGGCGACGCGGAAATAATAGGCGTTCTTCTTGCCGCTCCACTTGCCCCCGGCGGCTTCGATCTCTTTTTCGTGGGGCTTTGTGTCACCGGCGAGCCAGACCACCGGCGCGGCGGTGGTCGCGCCCTTGATGGTGGCGGTCAGGCCGTCCACCTCTGCCCAGCGGGCCGCGATGATCTCGGCGGCGGTCTTGGGTTCGACGGCCTCGGCGGCGGGCTGCTCCGTCTTGGTTTCGTGCAGCTCGGCCAGCTTGTTTTTCAGCTCGTCGATCTCGTTGGCGGCGCGGTACAGATCGCCGCGCAGGGTGGCGGCTTCTTCCTGAGACTGGGCCAGCTCGGCGCGGAGCTTGTCGGCCTCGCCGGTTTTGGCGTTGTCCTCGGCGGCCTCGGTGAAAAAGGCCCGGACGGCGCGAACGGTTTCGGGTTCGGCCTTAATGGGCATGACCACGGCGAACGGCTCGTCGTTGACATAGGCGACGGCGGCGGAGATCGCGGACGTGGTGCGGAGCTGGGCGGCGGGGTGCAGCGCGGCGATGAATTTTGTGTCGTAGATCGCGGCGAAATCGGCGGCGGCGTTGTAGTAGCAGACGGCGGCGGCCTTGGGGGTCTGCACGGTCAGCGGGGAGCGCTGGAGGGGCTGCGCGTCGGCGTTGGTTTTCAGCGTGTCGGCGTACAGCCTGATGAGATCGAGCTTGTGCGCGTCGTCCTCGTGCTTGCCGTCCTTGTCAAGCGTCCAGTTGCCCGGCTCGCAGCAGGTGAAGCCCTGCACGGTGGCGGCGTACTCCGGCGGGTTCATAGTGCAGAGAAGAAAGCCGTTGCATACGTAGATCGTGCCGTCCTCGGCGACTTGGCAGACGAGGCGCGGCGAGCCTTTCAGGGCCTTGGCGGTGGCGGCGGTGTAGCGTCCTGTGAATTTCATCTTGTGTTCCTCCTGATCTTGTTTTTGGGTTTTGCTTCTGGGGCTGGGTTGCTTTGTGCGGTGCAGCCCTGCTAAAGTATCCGCTTGTGCTGGGTCAACGCTTGGACTTCTCCACCTGCAAGGCGTGGAACAAATGGGCCTTTGCCATGTAGAAATGCGGGTCGGTCTCCGGCGCGTCTTTCCCGGCGGCCTCGGCGGCCTCGCGGGCGGCCTTGCCGGGCTTGTCGGTGTACTTCCAGAGCTGGCAGGTGATGGCGGACTTCGCGCCCTTTTTCACGCTGTAGCCCATGCGCTTCCACTCGGCGAACGTGTGGAACTGATCAGCGGCCAGCATGGCGGTGAAGATGTCCTCGGCGGTGGCGGCGCTGCCCTCGTCAACGGTGATCGTGACGTTGGCACGGCGGGCGGCGATCTGCTCGGCGGTGTAGGTGGCTTGCACCAGCTCGGCGAGCTGGGCGGGGGTGAAGCTGGCGCGGACGTTCTCGAAGATGATCTCGTTGTTAGTCATGGCGTTTTTCCTTTCCGGCCTTGGCGGCCTGTACACGGTGCCGTGTTGTTTGCTGTGGCTCGAATGTAACACGGTGCCGTGTAAATGTCAAGCATTTTTTTGAAATTTTTTTCGGGGCTGGGGTGTTCCCCCGTAGAGGGAAATTTTTTCGGCCTGCTCTGCTGGGCTTGCGTTCTGCGGGCGGGTGTGCTATGCTTTAGCCGTGGCCGGGCGGCGAACTCGCCGCCCGTGCCGGGGAAAGAACGTCGGGCCGTGCCTTGGGAGGGTGGCCCGGCGGATATGTGGGAGGCTGGCGGCGAACTCGCCAGCGTTTCCCGTGGTGAAAAGCGTCGGGGGAGCTTTGCGAGGGCTGGCCCCCGGCGCTTTACTTGTTCAGCCGCTCGCGGAGCTTTTCGCGGAACTCCTCGATGGTCTTGCACTCGTCAGCGAGTATCAAGAGCCGGAGCCGTTCGGCCTCCTGCGCTTGCTGTACAAGCAATTCGCCTGTGTTCGGCGTGGTCATGTTCACCTCCCCTTTCTGGTCGCCGTGGTCGGCGGTTCGCTGGGCGGCGGTCGCTGTGGCCGTCCGCTTGCCCTGCATGATAGCGGCGGATTTTTGCGCCGTCAATAGGGCTGTTTTCGTTCCCCAGTCCCCCTTTAGGGGGGACGTGGGGAAGTTTTTTTGCACAAAATTCCGTGGCGTTTTTCTGTGCAAATCGCTGCGTTTGGGGGACTATAGGGGGCATATTAGCTTAGCTTATCCGGGAACGATACCGGGCGCGGTAAATACCCTCGGCGGCGGCTCCGGCCTGCCCGGCGGC